ATCCAACACAACCAAGCGTATCGGCTCATGCGACCCAGAGACTTTATTGGGTCGGGTCTGGACGCTCAACTTCCAAGACTACAACTTCACCGAAACAGGCTCACCGCTTGTATTCGAGAAAGAAGCGTTTTACAACGACATCCAAGCCGACCCAAGCAAGTACTACATGTTCTATGGCTCTTGCGATGGTCGTATGTGGCTCGTTTCCGATTTCACTTTAATGATGAATGTTATCGTTCCCGACAACAACCAAGACGCAAGATACATGAACGTTCAAGTTATGTATCAAGGCTTGACCATGGGAACACAATATGTTTTCGATTTAGGTACAGTTTAATCCGCCCCGTAACAGATGGCATACGAGCCTATTGATACGGGTTTCGGGTTCTATTTCGACCCCGAAGAGCGACCTGATGCTTACCTGCGTTGGGCAGAGCAGTATTACTCGATGATTGTGCATACGCAAGGGCATAATCCGGGTAAACTGCTCTACCTACAACGCCCGAACGAAGCCGATGATATCTATCGTTATCGTCTGGCTAACTTCGAGGCGATTACAAAGGGGGCGATAAGTCGGGCAAAGAATGAAGTGTTCAGTCCTATCGGGTCTGCTAAGTTCAGTTACAAGGTGGACGAGGACACCGAAGAATACATTGAACGCCCTGTGTTCGGTATGTCTGAGGGGTACGGTACTGGTTACGACTATTGGCAGTACATCTTTAAGATTGCCTGCGAACGCATCATTGACGACCCGAACGGCTACCTGACTTGGATGCCATTTGGCGAAGGCTTAACCGACCCGACTCAGAAGATTGATTTATATCCGTACCAGATTTATTCTGTCTGCATTACCCGATTAACCAAGGACAGAATAACCTTTTACAAGCCAGAGGAACGATTCTATTTGAACTCAGGCACAACGGGTCGAATCTTCTACACAATCGACAGAGAGGCGTATTATCGTCACTATGAGATTGAACTGCCTGATGATAAGACCACATTCGGCACGGATTTAATTTACCGTCACAACTTAGGCGAAATCCCTATCGTGTTGAATGGTGGATTTCGCAAGTCGGCAATCGGTCAATTCGACTACAAGACACGCAAAGCGGTCTGGGGCGAATCAACTTACATGGGTTGGTCGCCTTATACATTTACGAGTGGTTCGGCATTGTTGCAGAATACCTATCTGCCACAATTCATTGACTACCTCGAGTCTTTCTTTGTCGGTTTTGTTGGCTATGCGAACGAGGCATTAAAGACCTTTGACGATTGGAAAGGTGCAAGGGTCATGACTTCCAACCCGATTCGAGTTGAGAAGCAAATGCCTTGTACTGCCGAGGGTTGCAATAATGGCTATGTCTGGGGGCATGATAGCGAGGGCAACGATTCAAGGCGTGCGTGTAATACCTGCAACGGTTCAGGCGTGATGGTTCGCAGTCCGTTCGGTATTTATCAGGTCAAAGTACCCGACAGCACAACACTCGAAAACCAGACGCTTGTAGACGACCCTGTTTCGTATGTATCGCCTCCTGTTGATGGACTCGAGTACATGCAGAAGGCTTGGGAGACCTTAATACACAAAGCCGAGTTGGAATTGTATCAACTTTTTACCGACTCGGCTCAATCAGGAGAGGCGAAGAAGGTGGACAGAGAGGGCAAGTATGCGATGATTATGGCTATGTCCAATCACATATTTGACCATATTATTTACAACCACCTGAACTTCCTAATTCGGTTGCGGAACATAGTTGACCCAGTGCCCCCGATAATCGTAAAGCCAAGTTCGTTTGCAATTCGTGACGAGGGAATGATTATCGAGGAGTTGAAGCAACTGAACGAAGCGGACGCACCGATACCAGTCAAGGTCAAGGCGCAAAAAGACTTGATGAAAAAACGCTTTTCGGGTAAAGCCGAGGCGAGTGAAATCATTGAGTTAATGGTTCAGTTCGACCCGTTATATGGTCAATCTATGGAAGACATTGAGCGTATGCAAAGAATGGGGGCGATTGATACAAGGTCGGTGCAAAAACATGCGTATTGTTACCATGTTTTGGAAAGGGTAATGGAACAAGTTGACGACATGGAACACGAGATGGAAGAACCAGAAATCCTTGCACTGATGGAGACCGAGTTCAATACAATCGTTCCACCACCTGCCACGCAGATTCAGATTCCGACATTTGAATAATGGCAAAGCGTTCACCCGAAGATGAAATCGACCTGCTCATTGATAACTTGGTTGATAATGCGAAGCGAGGGGCAGACGATGCCACTCAGCGTATCATTAAGTTATTGGACAAGTACTTGGACGGTTTCCAGTTGTCTGATGGAACATTCGTTTTATCTGAGCAAAACAGCCGACTTCTCACTGGATTGGACTCTGAAATCGCCAAAGCAATCAACGCAAGTACCTACCCGTCCAGCGTGTCCGATATTGTCCGAAGTTTACCCGAAATTGAACGATTGAGCGAGATGGTACTGCGTCAATACAATACCAACTTTTCGTTTGACTTCGACCGATTAGGCGTTAGTCAATTACGCTTGATGCAGACCGAAACAATCGTCCAGAACATGACCGGCACGGGTCTGACCGCTGAGATACGCCAACCGATTCGAGACGCAATCAATCGGAATGTTTTTGCCGGTGCGAAAGTGACCGATACCAAAGCGAGACTGCGTGACTTTTTATTGGCGTCCGAGTCGGATAAGATGAACCGCATGGCTCGATATGCAAATGTCTGGGCGCAAGATGGCATCATGCAGTATGACGGCATGATATATGACCGATTCAGAACGGAATACGCACCAAACAGCATTAGGTATATCGGAAGTCTTATAGGCGATAGTCGTCCGCAGTGCGTCAGGTGGATTACAAAATACAATGGTAAAATTCCAATGAACAAACTACAAAGCGAAATAAATTGGGCGTATAACAACGGCTCTGGAATGAACCTTGCAACGACCAAAGAATCATTCTGCACATATCGAGGCGGTTACAACTGCCGACACAAAGCAATTCCCGTATTTGAAAGTGAGGGCGAAGACAATGGGTAGTAATACAGGGCAATCTGAATCAATCGGGGGAATATTGTCCTCCATATTGGGGTATATTATGGCACATTTTTTTTCTGTTGATGCTATTTTTTTTAAGGTAGTTATTGCACCTGCAATTGGTGCAACTATCGGTTTTTTCGTAGTAAGATTTTGGAAAAAACTTTTTGACAAAAATGAAAAATCAGATAAAACAAATGAATAAACACGACTGGATTATTATCCTCTTCTCAATGCTGATTGCCACTGCAACAGCCAACGCACAGGACACGGTGTATATCGCCAATTCTGGAAGCAATGTAACTATCACTTATAAAGGAACGGTTAAGTCCGTGCCTCGTAGTTTAATTAGTGCAAGCAAGACAGTTAGTCCTATTCTGCCTACACAGGTATCAATCTTTAACGGGGCGTCACAAGTCGAATCTTGGACATACAACTTCTACCGATTCAAGGTCAATCAAACCGCTATCACCAATGTTGATAGTTTTGTTCCTGCAATAAACAACCTGAACACGGCTATGGTATTATCGTTTAAACTTCTCAAAGACATTCAGGTGGTTTCAGCATTACCAAGCAATCCAGACCCGACCGTTACTTACTTAGTCGGGGCACAATCGTCTATAAACATAACGGGATTGAATGGAAATGTTGACCAAATGTATATAGTTGAAATCGTATCTGTTAATCCAAGTACCAATGATTCACAAATTATGCGATTCAACAATGTTAGCACCAATGTCTATGACATCAGAAGAGCAACATTAGGCGATTCTTATTCAGGAACAGGTGTAAACGCTCAGTCGAGCATGGTTTTTAATATTTCATCCGGAACAAATTCCTTAGAGCAGACATCAATAACGGTGCATGCCAGTACAGGCAAAAACAGAACCATTATGGCACACGCAATGAGAGGCGGTACTAATGCAATCACCGTAAATAATCAATACATGACCACAGGAATTTGGCGTGACAATTCAAGCAATATTACTTCCATGCAGTTTGGCTATGCGTCAATATCAAATGGATATGGAGTTGGTACAAGAATCAGAGTTTTTAGTTTACAGCAATGATAGAAATAGGCAAATATTACCAGATTCAGACCGAGCAGGGTGAAAGGACTGCCAAAGCAATGCAATTAATCGAGGAAGGCGTATATGGCGTTTATTCGCCAAGTGACTATGCCATTCCTGAGGACAACCAAGGCACAATCATTTCAGAGGGTTCGCCAGAATCTACGCCAGAAGAGGCAGAATTATGGAATGAGTGGTATTCCAATAATTCGTAAATTTGTAACAATTTAAAACAACTATATCAATGAAAAAAGCAATCTTCCTTTCAATCAGTTTGACGCTGTTCGCCTTCATAGGTTTGAGCGGTCAGACCAAAGACACTTTGACCGTGTCTCAAAGCAGTTCAACTGGCGTTATTACGGTGCGTAGCCAGAAGTCAGGTAACCTTGTTATCAATCCATTCGAGTATAATGGATTCGGTAATATCGAAGCAGTTTACAGCACTGCCAATGCCGACACAATGGTATTTTTACGCAATGTAAAGACCCAGACCGTCATTACCCGTTACCGCAAGACTGCATTCTTCTTCGCTACTTACGGCATCACTGCAATGACTGCAACTTGGTTAAATGCGACTTATTTCAATCCTCCAAACTTGCGTCAACTTAATGTTACCAGTGCCGTTAGAGACAGCCTCGTATCTTGGGGACTTGCACCAGTTGGAACGATTATATTTAACACAACTATTGATAGTCCGCAAGTTCGCAGGACTTCCGCTTGGCGTTCATTCTAATCCAAAATAAATAGTCATGCAAAAGTTAAACGAAAAACAAGTTCTGGTGCAAAACACCAAGACGGGCAAGCAGGTAATCTTGTCTAAGCATTTCTTCGAGCGTCAAAAAGCATTGAAGAAAAACGGGTTCAGTGATTTCGAAATCGTGCCGAGCGTGTCCGCTACGACTGAGAAGCCAAAGAAATCCAAAGAAGTAACCGAGTAACAACCAAATTAGTCAGCAATCATGAGTAAAGCAATCGAATTTTTAAAGTTGATGGGAGTACCCGAAGATGTGGTTACTTCAATCGAAACAGCCGATGAGAACACAGACCTTTCCGGCTTTGTTGAATCTACCGAGACACACTTCACTAACTATTACAAAGAGCGTGTCAAAGACGAGATACACAAGGCTGGAAAGGGTTCGGCTTATGCAGAAGCAAAGAACTTTGTTAAGAAGCAATTCGGATTAACCGAAGCCGAAATCAAAGAACTGGACTTTCAAGGCGTGTTGAAGTTAGTCAATGACCGCATCAGCGAGAAGTCAGGCAACAAAGAAGTTCTCGAGCAACTGAACAACGCTAAGCAGACTATCATTGATTATGAGAACAAGGTCAAGGAGTTTGAGGAGAGCGTAATTCCCTCGATTAAATCCGAATCGGAAAACGCTATTCGTTCATTCAAAGTCAATCAGGCAATACAATCCGAGGTCAGCAAACATCCGCTAATTGGGGCGAGTCAGTATGTTGTGCCGGGTTTCACATCCGACTTCACAAAGAAATACAAAGTCGATGTGGACGATACTGGTAATGCCGTTGTGACTGACCTGAACGGGGCAAAGGTTTACGACAAGAATAAAAAAGAATTGACCTTGTCCGAATTGATTATCATGGAGGGCAAAGAAGCCAAGATTTTTAAAGAGTCGAATGCCGAGCCACAACCACCGAAGCCGGGCAATCCAACACCGCCAAGTCCTGCACCTGCATCTGCTAAGAATCAGGTCAGCAAGTGGCAACAAGAGCAGGCAGAACGAGTCGCACAGATGAAACAGCGTGCCGGGCTTGCCGGATAATATTGGTTAAATTCATATGCAACAAACCCGGCTTATGTCGGGTTTTTTGTTTTCTAATAATTTTTTTTTATCTTTGTCATGTCTGATGCCAATCAGGCTTAGGTGGCGACCTTCCGCATTAGGGTTATCCCCTCGAACCCATAAATGACGAGGGATTTCAAATGCAAATTTCAACTTTAATTTATCATGTCATTTTCCGCAATTTGTCCGGCTATA